TAGTATAAAGAATATAGCGTAAATGGGTGGTGGTCTTCTTCAATTAGTAGCATATGGAGCACAGGATGTTTATTTAACTGGTAATCCTCAAATTACCTTCTTCAAGGTTGTATATCGTCGCCATACTAACTTCGCCGTTGAAGCTATTCAACAAACATTTAATGGAACACCCGGTTATGGACAAACTGTAACCTGTCAAATATCGCGCAACGGTGATTTAATTAATCGCGTTTATCTTCAAGTAAAATTACCTGCATTAGATGGAATTGCATTCACAACCCCGGCTATTACTCAAATCGCAGGACCAAGATATGTCAATTATATAGGTTTACGTCTCATTAAATCTGTAACTATTGAAATAGGTGGGCAACAAATAGATAAACATTATTCTGATTGGTTATATATTTGGAATGAACTTTCTTTACCAAAAGGCAAACGATATGGTTATGATACTATGGTTGGTGCAGACAAAGATTTAACATGGAAAAAATCAACTAATCTTTATATTCCTTTAGAATTCTGGTTTTGTCGCAACGTTGGTCTTGCACTCCCCTTAATAGCACTTCAATACCATGAAGTTAAAATAAATATTCAATTTGAAACTAAAAGTAATTGTTTTATAAAAATAATGGAATCTACTACTTTAGGAGGTGATACTGGCTCAGAGGTTATAGATCCGTCTGACTTAACACTTGCACCTTCTATAACTGAAGCATCTTTATGGGTTGATTACATTTTCCTTGATACTGATGAACGTCGTCGTTTTGCACAATTATCTCATGAATATTTAATTGAGCAATTACAATTTACAGGAACTGAAACTCTTTTGGCTCCTTCTAATACTTCGGCTACCCCAGGCGTTGTTGTAAATAATCGCATTAAACTCAACTTTAATCATCCTTGTAAAGAATTAGTATGGGTTGCTAAACCATCAAATTATCAGAAGAAATCATCATGGTATAATTATACAGATACTGATGCAGTTGATACTTCGCGATATATTATGTCACAAACTCCATATAATTCTGCAAAAACCTCAAATACAGTTTTTAATACTTCAAATTTTATGGTTGGTGTTACTCCTGTATCTACTGCTAGTTCTCCATTTGCAGATGCCATATTACAATTAAATGGCAACGACCGCTTTAGCGTTCGTGAAGCAACATATTTTTCATATGTGCAACCATATCAACATCATACTAATATACCATCAAATCCAGGTATTCACGTATATTCATTCGCGCTAAAACCCGAAGAACATCAACCTAGTGGAACTTTAAATATGTCTCGTATAGATACTGCGACTCTTATGGTTAACGTTAAATCCACAGTAACTTTAGCAGCAACAACAGCAACTAAATATGATGGAATTAATATATATGCGGTTAATTATAATGTTCTACGTATATTATCAGGTATGGGCGGTTTAGCCTATTCCAATTAATATTATATTTACAAATTTATTATAATTGTTAAATATAATACGTGTATTAATCCTTTTTTTTTTCTCCTCTAATAGTATAAAGAATATAGCGTAAATGGGTGGTGGTCTTCTTCAATTAGTAGCATATGGAGCACAGGATGTTTATTTAACTGGTAATCCTCAAATTACCTTTTTCAAAGTTGTATATCGTCGACATACTAACTTTGCTATTGAGGCAATTGCGCAAACATTTAATGGTACCCCCGCATATGGCAATCGTGTTACTTGCCAAATATCACGAAATGGTGATTTAATTCATCGTATGTATTTATCACTTCTCATGCCTTCAACACCAGGAGTATTATGCTCAGGTTATGGACTACGCTTAATTAATAATGTTGAAATAGAGATTGGTGGTCAAAAAATAGATAAACATTATTCGCATTGGTTATATATATGGAATGAACTTGCTTTACCAAAATCAAAGCGCGATGGTTATAATAAAATGGTAGGAATGTCTGGAAATTCTGTAAATACTACTTCTGGAGAACTTTCAGGTAAAACACTTTATATACCTTTAGAATTTTGGTTTTGCCGTAATGTTGGCCTTGCTCTTCCTTTAATTGCACTTCAATATCACGAAGTTAAACTTAATATTCAATTTGAAACTGGCGATAACTGCGCCGGGCATACGGGCGACAAACCAGGTTCAGGAACTAATTCTTTCCCTACAGCCACCTTATGGGTTGACTACATATTCCTAGATACAGATGAACGTCGACGATTCGCACAACTATCTCACGAATATTTAATAGAACAATTACAATTTACAGGTTCAGAAATGGTTCCGACAGGGTCATCAGGTTCAAAAATAAATCCTAAACTGACTTTTAATCATCCATGCAAAGAACTTGTATGGTTTATTAAGAAAAATGGGGCAAACGCGCATATTAATAATATTAACTGGTTTAATTATACTGGTTATAGTACAACTAATGGAAATATAACACTACCTTATATTTATAATAGTGCAACAGAATCAGCTGATTCTTTACGCGATATACCAAACACAAATGCGGTTACAACTAATATGGTTAAAAAAGCAAAACTTACACTTAATGGTAATGAACGTTTCTCCGAACGCACAGGGTCATATTTTAATTTAGTTCAACCGTATCAACATCATGAGAATATACCAACAAATGCTGGTATTAATGTTTATTCATTCGCTCTTAAACCCGAAGAACATCAACCTAGCGGGACTTTAAATATGTCTCGTATTGATACAGCAACACTTAATATTGAATATGGTGAAGTTTTATCCGGAGATACTGCATTTTTAAATGTATATGCAGTAAACTATAATGTTTTACGTATTCTATCTGGAATGGGTGGATTAGCATATTCTAATTAAATTTTTATTATCAAATTATATTTATTTAATTGTTAATTAATGATTAAATGGATTATAAAGTCTTTTTTTTTTCTCCTCTAATAGTATAAAGAATATAGCGTAAATGGGTGGTGGTCTTCTTCAATTAGTAGCATATGGAGCACAGGATGTTTATTTAACTGGTAATCCTC